GTGGATTAGGAACTTTCTTATCTAATATATGGAGTGCAATTGTTGCTATGGCACAATTCCAATGGAACGTTTTAGTAACGGTAGCACAAACGATATGGACTGCAATTGTTACAGTAATAACAACTATAATTACAACATTAGTTACAATTGTTACTACGATTTGGACTGCAATTGTTACAGTTACACAAACGATTTGGACAGTTCTTGTTACTATTGCACAAACTATTTGGACTGCGATATCAACGGTCGTTATGACTATCGTTAATATCATCGTTACTATCGTTACAACAGCTTGGACAACGATTTCTACTGTAACCTCTACTATATTTGGTGTTATTTCTACCATAGCATCTACTATATGGAATGCTATCAAAGGAGTTATACAAGGTGTAGTTACAATTATCGTTGGTATCGTCAGTGGAAGTTGGGCTAGATTAAGCGCTATTACAAGTTCTATTATGACTTCAATTTCTTCTTTAATAACTTCTTTATGGAATTTAATTAAAAGTACAATTATAAACGCTGTAATGGGTGCTGTTCATGCAGCAGTTAGCGGATTTATGAATATGCTTAGTTCTATAGGTTCAGCTATGCGTGGTATTGTCAACGCAGTCATTAATGGTATGCGTAACGTTGTGAATAATGTAAGAAACGGAGTATCAAATGCTTTAAGTGCAGTACGTAACTTTATAGGCCGTTTCACTCAAGCCGGTACAGATTTAATTATGGGAATGGTAAATGGTATTAAAAACGCCGCTGGTGCTGTTGTAAATGCAGCTAAAGGTGTTGCTAGTTCAGCAATCAATGCGGTTAGAAGTGTTCTCAATTCACACTCTCCATCAAGAGTAATGATGGGTATCGGTGGAGATTTTGGAGAAGGCTTTAAAATCGGTATTGATGATAAGAAAAAAAGCGTGGCAAACATTGCAGGTGGTTTGGGATCAAGTGCTGTAAAAGCAGTTAAAAATGCTGTTAATCCAACTGATGTATTAAGTGATGTTAGAAGTACATTAAAAAATAGCAATCTAAAAATACCAAATATTCAAGGAGATATTAAAAACGCTAGTGCATCAGCCAATGCACAAGTTACACATACTCATGAATATAAGACGAATCCATCGCAACGTGTTGTAACCGTTAAAATGGACGTTAACAACGACGCTTTAACTCATATAGTCAACGGACAAATGGCGGATAGAGATGCCACATTCACATTCTAGGAGGTCAGGCAATGGATTTAGAAATTAAACAAAAAGATGGCGCTAAATACAAGTTGTCTGACTTCGGTTTTCGAGTGAAAGATATTGTCATCGAAAGCCCGGAGATAGAGGACAACTACGAAACAAAAGAAAACACAAGTGGTCGTATGTTACTTAGTAGTCAGTACCGTAAAAGGAAAATTACGGTACCCTGCTATGTAGTTAGTACAAAACTTAATGATATACCAAGATTACGAGATAAATTTTATGATTTAACAGTAAACACTGAACCTGTATGGATTAGAGAACTTAGATATGCCGAAGAGCATAATTACAAGTTTTTACAACCGACGGAAGATGACTATCAATCATATGATAAATATGGTTATCCAGTATTCGATCATAATATGATGAACGATAATTACTATACTAGTGGTAAACAGTATCAAGTTAAATGTTCATCAGTAATAACACCTGATAACAAAGGTAATGTGATTAACTTCGACTTAGTTTTTGAAACAATTGAAATACCTTTTGCCGAGAGTATTGGTACTTCTTTAGATTTAGAGAACAAACCTAACAAAGCGTTATGGTCTAATGATATGTTAGTACCATTTGACGAAGAAAACGACAAAAGAACATACACTTTTACTAATATTTGGAATAACAGTGTTTATTACCACGGAAATGTACCTAATAACGAATTTAAACTCTATAAGAAAGTAACTATCGTTTTAGGTAAAAATGTAAGCAGTAAAGAAAGTTTCCAATTTACGTTGGGAAAATCTGATTATATGAAAATCAGTAATATTAATTTGAAAAAAGGCGACAAGATAGTGTATGACGGAGTTCAAACGTGGAGAAACGGCACTCCAATTAATCATCGTTGTACAAATGCACAACCTAAATTCTATCCTGGCTGGAATGATTTCGCTTTTAATCAACAGGTTAAGTCAGTAACTTTTGATATGAAATTTTATTATAAGTAGGTGGTTATTAAATGCCAGTATTATTTAGCCCTATAAGAGGAATAGGTGAGCCAGTTTATGTCACTACTACAACAACATCAAAGCTAGGTTCTGAAACAATTGTACAATGCAAATTGCTTGAAGATAAATATAACTATAATGTTATACGAGGTATTGATAAACGCTGGACACTGACGCAGTTAACAGGACCTAATGACAAGAGAGAATACGTTGCTTATATCATAGATAGACAAACACATGGTAGAAATCAAGAAGTTGCTGTAACACTTAGAGAGAAGCCGATAGATATTATCAAAAGAAAGAGAGTGTATGACAAAATAGATGGTCCTCATAAACCACCCGACTTTTTCGAAAAGATATTTAAAGGAACTGGACTTAAATTCAAAGTGCCTGACAATATGTTTGTTTCTGAAATCAAAGACTCTGGCGAGGGAGAAAGTGTCGAAGATTTACTGAAAAAGGGTTTAGAGGCATGGGACTTAGAATTTGATATACATCATGATCATAAAACAAACACATATACTTTTGAATTTACGCCATATTTAGAAAAAAGAGCAACTTATCATATAGACGATGAAATTAACGCAAACAATATGAAATTAGAAGAAGATAGTGGTCAAATGTATACCTATGTTAAAGGGTACGGTTCTTATACTGATGAAGAGGGTTTAGATGGTGCAGGCCTTATTGTTGAATTTGAGCATCCTAATATGAAAGATTACGGTCGTTTTGATGCACCACCTGTTAAAGATGGTTCTATTACTGATCCTGATATTATGCGAGCTAGATTGCAAGCTGTTATTAATGCATCTATAAAACGCTCTTTAACTTTGGATTTTATAGCTTTGCGACAACATTATCCTAATGCAGTTCCTAGAGTTGCAGACATTGTAAAAGTTAAGCACTCTATACTGGGTATAAATGAATTTATGAGAATAGTCGAAGTTAAGACTATTAGAGACGCTGAAAATAAGATAGTAAAACAAGACGTAACTTTAGGAGATTTTAACCGCAAAAATCGTTATTTAGAACGAATTAGTCAAG